TTGTTGTTCATGATTCATGCTATACTCCTTTCAGTCCCACAGGTTAGTAAAATTATCGGCTACCCATTGCATAGCCTTCTGCACTCTCTCAAAATGCTTTCCCTCTGCCATATCACAGAAAATATCATCTGATTCTTTCCAAGCAACATAGTCTCTCAAGGCCATAGCAGTATCAGCCAATTCATACTTCCAGTTTCTAAACTGTCTATCAAACTCTCCCTCATTGTCATTAAGGTGAGGCCATCCATGTGTATTCTCTGCAAGAAACTGCAATCTTATGGCAAGCCACTTAGCCAAACTGATGTCTAGGTTGATGCAGTCTTTTCCGATAGGGTCATCCATCCACTTCATCTATAGTCCTCCTTCATTCCAATCTTTTAAGGCTTTATGTTTATAGGTTTCTACTTCTTTATCTCTCCCAAAATCTATCAATGCTAGTCCTAAAGTCATAGCCTCCTTTCTTGTTAGTTGTACTGACTGATAATTTAGTATGGTATCTGCCTCAACCCTACTATTATTCTGTGTGATTTGAATACAAGAGCGTTTAGTATCTCCGCCCCAATACCTAACCAATCCTATAGATGGTATTCTTTTTAGTTCTATATCAGTAGCCATTTACTTCTCCTTTCCTTATGACATTTATTAAGAACAAAAAAAATGGTACTAGAATTAACTAGTACCATCTATAGTTTAGTGAGGATTAAATTAGATATTCTTTTCTAATTTCTATAAAAGAAAAGTCTGTCCTTTTACTGTCCTCAAAGTGACGGGTAACAATCCAGCTTGTCGCCTTGGCAATTGCTAAGTTGACACTATCCTCATTAAAATCTTTTTGCTCATGGACGTTTCCATATAATCTAACTCTGGCGACTACACTTCCATCATCCTGTCCGACTATGGCACTATTGCCTATCGTGTCTTCAATTTTAAATTTCATAGACTGTTCTCCTTTTTTTAATTATTAAGTATACTCTCCTATCTATGTATACCCCATCTCTTAGGGCTAGTCTCTCTCTTAGGTTCATATCTTATACGAGTATGATAAGGTGTGCAAGACTTATCTAATATTGTCTCCCACTCATACGACATAAGCTTACTCATACATTCAAAAAAAGTACCGCTCATTTTAAACTTGTAGGTACTCATCTCATACTCATTAGGATTTATTTTTATAAATGTGCCTAGCAATCTCTTATCGAGTAGCATCTTATCACCTACTCTTTCAATTTTCATACTCATTCTCCTCTCACTCATACTTTCATTTAGTGTCACTAAATGGAAACACTAAACGAAAATACAGGCAAGCGGAAACCCTCCCCGAATTGAGAGGGTTTCGTTTATCTGATAAATTAGGTTAGGCTAGGCGTTTTCTAGTCTATCGGTAATTGATTTTAGAGTTATAACCAATGCGGCAACTTCTTCTGCATTATCCTCAATTGATTTAGCAGCCTTTACGATTTCTTTAACTTGACTTTTTATGTCAACCAATTTGTCAACTTTCTTCCCGCCTTCTACTACTTTCTGCCAATTGATTGCATTAACAAAACGTAAACCATTATCTTCATATGCCTTGGCTTGGCTAAACATGACAGAAACTACCGAAGGAGCCGTGCAACCCTTACCGAAATTATGAATAACTTGTTTACCGGTAGTTGCGTCCTCTTCCTTGTAATTCCATTTGTTCGCCTCAAAAATGGCTACCTTAACAGTTGATAATGAAACGTTTGCACGTTCCATATCCTGCAATTCTGTTAGTGCTTCCAACATTAAACCTTTTTTAGCTTTATTGGCGTCTTTTGAAATATTTGCTTCGTCAGCCAATTGATCGACAATGTAAGTGAACTTGTCATTCAGATCGAATGTGAAAGTAGTTTCGGAAGTAATTTCAGTGTTATCTAGCATTTTGATAAACTCCTAAAAGCCTTCCATCTAATGCCTTCTATTTAGTGTCACTAAATGAAAGGCGGGTTGTGGGCAGTTCTCGGTTTGTTCTATTTTGCCCGTTTGTGTGTTCTTTAGTAAAGACAGATTGACACATATTTATTAACAAGTAGTTAACAAATATTAATTATTTTCGCTACCATATAAAGATTAATAAATAGTTAAGATATTGTAATCGTCAAATTGTATGCAAGAACCATGCCAAGAATGCCAAAAAAGGCTAAATCTGCGAGATTAATTTTTAGGTAGTAGAGTACCGAAAAACGCTAAAACGCACCAGTGACGCTTAAAATGGCGTACAGAGCATGTTGCCAGTTTGTTCTCTTTTGTTGCGAATAGTTCGCATCTAGGACGATTTCAAATAGGGATTGATAGTGATAATCATTCGCAACTAGAAATATTGAGAATAATAATGAGAATCATTCGCAATTGGGATACCTCCTATTTAGTGACACTAAATGGTAATGAGAATCATTCGCAATAAGGTATCTGTTTTCCAAAATATCCTAAATGAGAATGAGTATCAATTGCATCCGGCCTAAAAAATCTGTGGCTCCGGCTAGTCATCATTATATTAGGAAGCTCATATAAAATTAGCAAAATACATGGGTCTAAAATTCTACCAATGTCGGCCTACTTAAGTACTAATTATATTATACTTTAGTATATTTTATTATTTTTTTTATTTTAGTACTTGTGTAATTAGATATTATAGTGTATAATAGTACTATGTATAATTTAGAAGAAAATTTATTAGAGTCTTTTATAAACCTTAAGGGACTCCTCTCACAAAAAGTAGAACAACAATCTAAATCAGACTTCCTTACGTTTGTCCGACTGATGGCTCCTTCCCTTGTGTCTGACTTCATGATGGGTAATCACATTAAATTAATCTCTAATAAACTTAAGGATCTTGAAGAAGGAAAAATAAAAAGACTAATGGTCTTCCTACCTCCTCGTTCCTCTAAGTCAGTCATCTGTTCTAAATTATTTCCTGCATGGTATATAGGTAGAAATCCCACTCATGAAATACTAACTGTATCTCACAGTGATCAGTTGTCTTCTGACTTCGGCAGGTCTGTCAGAGATGTCGTCAACACAGAAGACTTCAATAAAATATTCAGAGGTGTCCAACTCAGGAGTGATGTCAGGGCAGCAGGTAAATGGAAGACGAACCAAGGCGGTACTTACTATGCTGCTGGTGTCAGATCACAGATAGCAGGTCGAGGAGCGCACATAGCTATCCTAGATGACGTAATGTCTGAAGAAGATGCCTTCTCTGATGCAGGTAGAAGGTATATTAAAGAATGGTATCCAGCAGGATTAAGAACAAGACTTATGCCGAATGGATCTATCGTCATTATCAATACCAGATTTCACTACGATGATCTTTGTGGATGGCTCCTGAAACAACAGGAAGACATGAGCGAGTATGAGACAACTCCTTGGGAAGTTATAAAGATACCTGCATGGCTTGATGAAAAGGCAGCAGACTTACTGGAATTACCTGTAGGAGGAAGTTACTTCCCTGAATGGAAACCAGATAAAGTCTTGCAAACAGATGAGAACGAAATAAAAGCAAGTAACGGAAGCCGCTACTGGAACTCTCTCTACATGCAAGATCCCACTCCTGAAGAAGGAGGATTAATAAAAAAGAGATGGATACAGTTCTGGGAAGAAGATAACCCTCCTAACTGTGATTTTCTAATACAAACTTATGATACTGCCTTCTCTACCAGAACGACAGCAGACTTCAGTGTGATCCAGACATGGGGTATCTTCAATATGTATGATCAGGATGAACAAGGCTATGAAAGTTTTGTTCCCCAACTAATACTACTAGGAAATATCAAGGGAAGATTTGAATATCCTGAACTTAGAAGGCTTGCACAGAAACTCTACAACGACCACAGACCTGATGTCTGTATGGTAGAGAAGAAAGCCAGTGGGCAATCTCTGATACAGGACATGAGGAGAGCAGGACTGCCAGTAATGGAATATAATCCTGACAGAGACAAAGTTGCCAGAGTATATGCAGCTTCACCTATTATGGAAGCAGGGCGTGTCTGGATACCAAAGGGAAAGAAGTGGTCTGATGATCTGGTAGAAGAACTTATCAGATTTCCCAATGCTGCTCATGATGATCAGGTAGACGCAATGACAATGGCAATCCACTACATGAAGGAGTCTTGGCACTTAACCCATCCTGATGATCCTGAGTGGGAAGATGAACCAAGATCAGAAAAAAATACATATTGGACATTTTAACTTGTGAAATAGTTAATTTTATGTTATAATAGTGTAGGGACTAAAAGGGGAATAATATGGTAGCATCATCACTATTTAAATTAGCTGGTCGGATAGCATCTAGAATGGCTGATAGATCAGTTGACTCTGGTCTTCCCAGAATTGAAAAGCTATTTGGAACACCTCCCAGAACTCCCTTTCCAACCACAGTAGAAAAAATTGCTTTTGGTGACGAAGCCTTCGCTAGAGGTCCGTATGAGTTTGGAGGACCGCCAAAAAAATATACAGGACCAATGGAAGAAGTAGACGAAGTAATACTAGATGCTCCTCTTAGCAGATCTGAAAGAGATTACTTTGCAGGTTTGTCCAGAGAGCAACGTCCCGGTATAGGTCATAATAGACCGCCTGTAGAAGAAGTTATTGATACAGAAGACATTTTAAAAAGAACAAGAAAATTTTATCCCGAAGCTAGAATTGAGGAAGGAACACTTCAATATAATACTCATAATTATTGGGATAAGAATTTAGAATATAATGCACTTAGGAAAAGTCCTAAAGAAACTAGTACACATGCTGATCTTGCTTATCAACTTGAAGCAGCAGGAGATAATTTAAGAGAACTTACAAAAGGTAGACCCGAACATCCTATATCTGGAAACAAGGGTTATATAGTAGAGAAAATAAATAGGCTTGAACGATCAGCAAAAAATAGGCATCCAGACGATGCATTTGGAAATCGTGAAAAATTATCTAAAGATGATAAAATAAAATTAGACAAAATAAGAGAAGATGCTAGTAAAATTCCTGTTTATTCAGAAGAGACAAAACTAGCTAAAGCTATTATCATGAATGTAATCGAGAATCGTCCTGATTCTTTACTTAAAAACATAAAAAAATATAGAGATATAATGGGATTACCAGATATAGTAGAACCATTTAAACATGGTGGTGGTCTTTCCAGTATTAATAAACCTATTACTATAAATGGACAAGAACACAATCTAGCATGGATCAGACCAGATGAAGCTTCTGCTCTGAAAGCTATGGGTGGTAGTGGTAAGAAGGTAGGTGGTATCCCTGCTTATTTTGATGCTTGGAGTATGGGAGAAACTCCTACTCCTGAAGAAGTATATTCTGTACCAGAACCTGAGACTGCGGCTGATGTCGAGCAATTTATGGAAACTTATGAACAGCCTACTGCAAAAGACTATGCTGATCTTCCAGAGGCATACACCTATAAAGCAGATATAGAAAAAAGGGATCAAGATGATTTTTGGAATAGACCTTCTGATGATCCTACCGAATACCAAAAAATATATGACAGACCCGAATTAGATATATATAAGACTAAATTAATCGAGAGATTAGGTGTACCGGGAATGGAATCTTATATGAAAGGATTAGGAACATCTGGACTTAGGCAGATGGTAGATAAGTTTCATACAGGATATGATTTCGGTGGTCCTATGGGTACAATGGAAGGACTAACAAGAAATATAGCATTAGACTATGCAAGTAAATTAGGACTTAAAAAATTATCAAAAGAGCTTAAAGAATTAAAAGAAAGAAAGTTATCAGATGAAGAGTTGGAGAAAGAAAAAGAAAATATTTTATCACGATACCAAGGTATAGCTGATGATCTTGGTGGAAAATTTATTCCACAAAAAGAGTTTAAAGGAATGTATGGAGATTTTGATAAAACATTAGAAAAGTCTGGTTTAAAAGGTACACTCGCTGGAACAGCTTTAGATTTTTTTAAACCGGGCTCACTTTTAGATAAAGGTATTTCAGCAGGATTAAATGCTTTAACTAAAGCTTTTGGAGTTGTAGGAGAATTTACAACTCCAGAAGGAAAAACTTTCCGGGTAATGGATGACGGAACTTTAGTTGAACCAGATATGCCTCCTGATCCTAGTAGTGTAGATGAGGGTACTGTAGAAGTTGATAAAACAGTAGAAGCTGTAGTAGCTCCAACTTCTGAAACAGTAGCAGAAGTAGAAGCAGGACCAATGGAGACATTTCAAGCAGGTTTAGAATCAATAGAAAGTAATGAAGGAATTAAGAACAGTATACAAATATTAATGGATCAATATGGAATTTCAGAAGGCGAAGCAAGAGTAATGCTTGGCTTAGATGTTAATATAGCATAGGATAAGATATGGCAACAGAAAGAAATCCCTTCGATAAAATACCACAGGAAGTATCTAATGTAGTTCCTATGGCTCCAGCCGAACAAACTGATATAGATGCTACGTTTGAAGTAGCAGATGATGGTGGAGTTATAGTTGATTTTGCAAGTGAAGATATAGTTATGGAGCCTTCCGAAAGTATTGCAGAATGGTATGGTGATTTATGTGAGACACTTGATGAAAATGAATTATATGAAATATCGAGTGATGTAATAGAAAACTATCAGGCAGATAAAGATTCAAGAGGTGAATGGGAGTCTATGTTTGAAAGAGGTTTTGAATTACTAGGACTTAAACTTCAACCGGGATCAGAACCTTTTGAAGGAGCCTGTACAGCCGTACATCCACTTCTGATTGAGTCGGCAGTTAAGTTTCAGTCTAAAGCTTCAGGAGAACTCTTTCCTAGTTCTGGCCCTGTCAAAGCTAACATTATGGGTAAGCATACACCCGAAAAACAAATGCAAGCTAATCGGGTACAGAACTTTATGAACTATCAGTTGACTGAGCAGATGCCAGAATATTTTGATGAGTTTGAAAGAATGCTGTTCCATCTTCCTCTGATAGGATCTGCTTTCAAAAAGATATACTATGATTCAACTTTGAAACGTCCTGTCTCAGAGTTTATACCGATAGATCAGTTCTATGTATCTTACTTCGCAACTGATCTTAGGAATGCAGATAGATATACCCATGTTATTTATCGTAGTCCTGTAGAAATAGAAAGAGATATAAGAGCAGGAGTTTACAAAGACGTAGAACTACCTGAACCTAATCAGACAAATATAACATCCTTTACAGCAAAGATGGATACAATACTAGGTATATCTCCTAGTTCAGATAAAGATCCCCAATATATATTACTTGAGCAACACTGTTATCTGGATATAGAAGGTAAAGATCAGTCATTGCCTTATATCGTAACAGTAGAAGAACAAAGTAGAATAGTATTAAGTATTCGCAGGAACTATGAACAAGATGATCCTAATATGGAAAAGAGAAGTCACTTTGTTCATTACAGGTTTGTACCCGGATTTGGTTTTTATGGATTGGGCTTGATACACTTCCTTGGTAATTTAACAATGAGTGCAACCGCTGCAATGAGATCCCTGATTGATGCAGGACAATTTGCTAATTTACCCGGAGGTTTCAAGGCTAAGGGAATTAGAATCGTTGGTGACAATGAACCTATTTCCCCCGGTGAGTTCAAGGAGGTTGAAGCAACTGGAGTAGATCTTGCAAAGGCTATTATTCCTCTCCCCTATAAAGAGCCTTCCTCTACTCTATTCCAGATGTTACAATTTGTAGCTTCTGCTGGTCAGAAGTTTGCAGACAGTACAGAGCAGATTGTTTCTGATGCTGCCTCCTATGGACCCGTTGGAACAACGATGGCCCTCCTTGAAGCCAGTAGCAAGTTCTTCACAGCTATTCATAAACGAATACATAAATCTCAGAGAGATGAGTTTAGAGTTCTTGCCAAAATAGATTATGATTATCTTCCAGAAGAATATCCTTATGATGTTCCTTTTGAAGACCGTAGTATATTTAAAAATGATTTTGATGGCAGAGTAGATATTGTTCCTGTATCAGATCCTAACATACCTAGCAATGCCCATCGTATGATGATGGCTAATATGGCTATGCAAATGGCACAGCAATCACCTCCCGGTATGTTTAATCTGGAAGCCCTGAACAGAACAATTCTTAATGCAGCAAATATGCCTAACCTTGAAGAAATTCTACCTCCCAAGATAAAACCGAAGCCTATGGACCCGGTTTCTGATATAATGGCTGCTACAAAGGGAATACCCATAGCAGCCTTTCCGGGGCAGAACCATGATGCTCACATTCAAACTAAGATGGCATATCTACAAGATCCTGCCAATGGTGCTAATCCTATTATGCAAAGAATACGTCCTATTATAGAAGCTAATATACAAGAACATTCTGTCCTCAAATATCAAGAACAAATGAATGGAGTAGCACAAGGAATATTAGAACAGGCTGGACCAGAGCAAGCACAAAATCCTGCTGTAGTTGAAATGGCTATGGCTCAAGCTGCTCAACAGGTAATGAATGCTAATCAGGCTATGGGCATGGCTCAGTCTCCAGAACAACAGTTAGTAGCTCTTGAACAAGCTAAAGTAGAATTAGAGAAACAAAAGCTACAATCTGATACAATGGTACAAGCTGCTGAAATGGAACTCAAGAATAAAAAACTTGAGCTTGATGAAAACGAACAATTAATAGATATGCTTAAAGATGGTGCAACTGAAAACTTTAAGAAAGAAAAAGCAGAACTTGATAGAGAATCTAAAAAAGAATTAAAGTCTTTAGAAATTCTTGGCAAGATTGGAATAGAAGAAGCTAAAATAAATTCTCAAGATGAACGTGCTAAAGAAAAAATTATGAAAGAAATTTTAGAACAAAATAAAAAAGATAAAAGAGATCTAGATATGAAAGGTCTTGAAGCCTTAGTTAAATTAGCAATAGAAAAATCTAAAGAGGAGTAGTAAAATGGAGAAGACAATAAAGATTCCAGAGATGAAGAAAGGTAAAGGCTATATTAGTTATAATAAAACAAGCTCTGATAAACCAGTAACTTATGGAGATCCTTTCAAAAGTGATTGTATCGGAGATTGGGAAATGGTAGCTGACCTTAATGAGTGGGGTTATGATGAATTTAAATTTCCAAATCCTAAAAAAGGTAAATAAACTTACCTTATGGAAATTTGGGATGAGGTGATTCAGGAGTTTAATGATGAGATTCAAAAACTCAGAATTACATTAGCCAGTGGGAATGCTGAAGATTATGCACATTACAGACAGCTTGTAGGTTCAATACAAGGTCTGGAATGGGCCAGAGGTAATCTCACTGAAATTATTAAAAAACGAACATATGGAGATAATGAGGAGTAAAATGCAACAAGTACAAATGGGTAAAGCAGTTAAAAATAATCTATGGATTACAGATCCAGAAGAAGTAGACGATCCAGAAGTACTACCTGAATTACCGGGATTTCATGTACTGGTACGTCCAGTATCTGTTAAGAGCCAAACAAAAGGTGGTATTCTTTTACCAGACTCAACAAAGGATGATATATCATACCTTACGACTGTAGGTAAAGTCCTATCTCTTGGTGATTTAGCTTATCTGGATAAAGATAAGTTTCCTGCTGGAGCATGGTGTAGTATAGGAGATTATGTGTGTTACGGTAAACATGCGGGTACAAAGCTTTTTTATAAAGGTGTAAGATTAATTTTACTGTTTGATGATCAAATTACCATGAGAGTTGAAGATCCAAAAGATCTAGATCCTACATTTAATTTGGGAAATCGTTAATTTTATGGTATAATATAGTTACGTTAAATCGTTGAACTCGTAGACAACGGAGGTTATAATGAATGAAGAAAAAGAAGAATGGGGAAATATAGAAATCCCGAATGAAGAGCAGAAAGAAATTGAATTTGAAATAGAAGAGGAAGCTGAACCAGAACAAAAGGCAGAACCTCAGAAAGAAGAGAAGCCACCAGAGTTAGATGGTATCGAAACAAAGGGTGCTGAAAAAAGAATAAGACAATTAATAAGACAAAGAAAAGAAAGAGATGAACAGATTACTGCTCTCATCCAAAAAAATGAGGAACTTTCAGGAAGCCTCAGAACAAAAGATAAGGAAGTAACTCAAGTTAATAAATTAAGTCTTGATGCTTCTGAGAAACAATTAACTGATAAACTTGAGCTTGCCAGAACAGTTTATATGGAAGCTTTTGAAGAAGGAGAAAAAGAAAAGCTTTTAAAAGCACAAGAGATGTTGAATGAGGCACAGACAGATCTGAAGGCAGTATCTTCTGCTAAACGAAATTATGAAGAAATAGAAGAAGTTGCTCCAGTACAACCTCAACATCAACCTCTTCCTCAACAAACTACTGATCCTAGAGCCGAAGAATGGGCTTCAAAGAATAGTTGGTTTGGACAGGATAATATAAAGACTGCTGCTGCATTGGCTATAGATGCAGAACTTAAAAGCGAAGGATATGATCCTACTGACAATGATTTTTATCAGGAAATTGATAATAGATTAAATAAGGCTTTCAATCAAGAAAGTCAGGAACGTGTGCAGGAAAATCCGTCAACACCTGCTCAAGTAGTATCGGGGGCTTCACGTTTGTCTCCATCCAATTCTAGTAAAGTTAAACTATCTAAAGAAGATGTAAGACTTGCACAGAAATGGAATATACCACTTGAACAGTATGCTGCCGAAAAGCTGAAGGTTTCAGATGCTGATGGCAACTATACTAATATCACTTAAACGTGGAGGAATGAAATATGACAACACGAAATGAAACACGTAGTAATACTAATCGGGAAGCTAAAACAAGAGAAGAAGAATATGTCTTTGAGGAGCCAGATGCCCTTTCTGTACCAGATTCGGTACAAGCAAGATTTGACGCAGAGGATATGTCTTTACGTTGGATACGCATATCTGTAAAAGGACAAGATGACATCACTAATGTTGGTAAGAACCAGCAACAGGGATGGGTCTTCGTAACTCCTGATGAAGTTCCTGAAATGGCAATTACATCCTTCGTAAGGGAAGATGGTCGTTACCAAGGTGCAGTCTGTCGTGGAGATGTAGCTTTGGCTAAGAAACCAACTGCCAAGGTAAAGGCCAGACAGAAATTCTATGAGAAGAAGGCCAATGATATGATGGATGCAGTTAATGCACAACTAATGAAAAGCTCTGATTCTCGTATGCCAATTTCTAATTCAAGTAAATCAGTAACAACCAGAGGTCGGCAACCTTCTTTTCAAGACTAGTCGATCTCTAAACTATAAGGAGATGAAACATGTCTACTACAAAAGCATTTCGTGGCTTCATCCCTGCTCGTATGAAAGGTGGTGCTTATAATAATGAGGCAGTGACGGATATGATCACACTAACCTCAACAGGACAAGCACAAACTCCTAGTAATAGTATTTTTACTGGTGATCCAGTAGTATTACCGGGAGCTAACTTTACAACTATATCTCCGTATATAGCAGCAACTCTTAAACCTTCAGGGGTTTTTATGGGTTGTCAGTATGTGGAAAATGGAGAGCAAAAGTTCTCCCGGTATTGGCCGGGTGGGACGAGTGCCACAGACGTTAAATTTTTTGTAATAACAAATCCTGATCAGACTTATTACATCCAATGTTCTTTATCTTTATCGGCTGCTGAAGCTGCTATTGTAAAGAACTACACAGCTACAGTTAGTTCTACTGCCTCTTCAGGTAGTACTGTTACTGGACAATCAAGCTATTACTTGCTTGCTGCTAGTGGTGCAGAAACTGAACTAGCTTGCCGTGTAATTGGTCGTGCTAAGTTTCCTGATGAGGGCAATGACGATGCATACCCAATCGTAGAGGTCTGGTTGAATACACACCGTGATCGTTACGTGACGGCTACGGCATCTACGGCTTAATAGGAGGGATTAATCATGGCTATAAATAGAGCTAGTATTAGCAAAGAACTCCTTCCGGGCCTAAATGCCATATTCGGAATGGAGTATGGAGAGGTAAATAATGAATTAGAACCTCTCTATGAAATTGAAAACTCAGATCGTGCATTTGAAGAAGAAGTACTTTTCACCAGCTTTGGTTCAGCACCAACGAAAGGTGAAGGGGCTGCTGTTTCGTATGATGATGCTCAGGAAAGCTACACAGCACGTTATACTGCTGAAACTGTAGCATTGGCTTTTGCCGTAACTGAAGAAGCAATGGAAGATAATCTTTATGATACCTTTGCTAAACTTCGGGCTAAAGGTCTAGCCAGAGCAATGGCTAATACGAAACAAGTTAAAGCTGCTAATGTTTTCAACAATGGTTTCAGTGATACTATTGGTGATGGACAGGCTTTCTTTTCAGGTTCACATCCAACTGTAGGTGATGGTAATCAGAGCAACTTAATTGCTGCATCTGATCTATCTGAAGCTACACTTGAAACTGCATTAACCAATGTACAGAAGATCAAAGATGATCGAGGTATCCTAATTGGTGCAAGTGCTGTTTCTCTGCATATTCCTGTAGACTCATGGGCAATTGCAGATCGTATTTTATCTAGCCCCGGCAACACTCAAACGAGTCAAGCTGCTGCTAATCCAAATACGAATGCAATTAATGCTACTCGTCACTTGGGTATGCTACCTGACGGCTATCATATCAACCGAAGGTTCTCTGATACAACTTCTTGGTTTATCAAGACTGACGTACCAAACGGAACTAAAATGTTTGTACGTTCACCTCTTCAAACTAAGATGGAACCTGACTTTGATACTGGTAATCTTCGATTTAAGGCAAGGGAACGATATAGTTTCGGTGTCTCAGATTGGAGAGGATGGTTCGGTAGTCAAGGATCATAAGTCTAACTGTGGGGAAGTGGCTCTAGTCACTTCCCTACTACTATAAGGAGCAGATATGACTACAAACGTAAAAGTAGCACAAAATGTAAGTAGTGATGGAGCAATCATAACAGGCTTTCGTTATATTGATACCAACACAACTTTAGGAGATGAGGGAACTGGTTCTGATCCTTCTCCATCTACAACCCGTGTTCTTGCTATTCATACTTATTCAACTCTTGCAGGTGAGATTGTTCTGTCAGGATCAAAACAGATTACAAATAAATCAGCTAAAGGAACAGCTATTCGTTACCGTGTAGGAGCAACTGATTCTAATGATCAGTATATAGGAGATATGGGAGTAGGAGTTTTTGGTATTGTTAGTGTAGCCACTTCTGGAACAGGAACGATGGCTCCAACAATTACATTGTATCTAGGCTAACAATGCCTAATTTTGCATATTTAAAAACAGATTTAATTAATACGACTGAGAACGACTCTACTGAATTTTCCTCTCAAGTTTCGGCTTTTGTAAAGAAAACAGAATTTCGTATGGTTAAAGATCTGGATGACTCTGGACTAGATGAGTATACTAATATATCGGTATCATCTGGCAATGCTGGTACTGTGTCTTTAAATGATAGAGTTCGTATTGTTCGTAATGTAAACTTTAAGGTAAGTACAGGGACAACTGTAACAAACTTACTTCAAAGAACAGTAGAGTATGTTAATGATTACTGGCCTGTTAGTGCATCTACAGGTACACCTAGATACTATACAAGAAAAAATAATTCTAGTATTAAGATAGTACCCACACCAGTTTCAGCACTTACAGTAGAAATACAATCACAATCTCAGCCACTACCTCTAGCTTCTGCTACAGGTACAAGTGTAACAACCCAAAATTATTTTAGTGATTATTGTTATCAAGCTCTCTTTGCAGGATGCATGGTAGAAGCTACAATGTATATGAAAGATTGGAATACACTTCCAGTATGGCAGAACGAATATCAAACAGCTATAGCAACATTACGTAATCAGGCTAGAAGGACTCGACAGGATGATATGGCAGTTGCAGCTTCTCCTGCTGGCGGTCCCGATACAATCACTCAAGGGGCAAGTTAATGGTTAATAGAGCTAGTATTAGACAAGAGATTATGAAGCCGGGATTAAAAAAAGGCGGTAGAATTAAAAAGAAAAAGAAATTAAATATTAAGAAGGCTATTAAAAAACCGGGATCATTACGTAAGTCTCTAGGTATTAAGAAGGGAAAGACTATCCCTAAGTCAGTTTTAAATAAGGCAGCTAAAGCTCCCGGTAAATTAGGACAAAGAGCTAGGTTTGCCAAGAAATTAAAGAAATTAAGATCAAAGAAAAGGAGAGGTTAAAATGGGATTAGGACCACATACATTATTAAAGTATCCACCAGATCTGAAAAAGATACTAGGTAAGCCTACAGGTCAAGGATATGGTGCAGCTAGAAAGGGACCAGATGTTGTAGGTCCACCACAGGATGTTGTTGTTGAGGAGGATTATGAACAAGGAAAAGCTTTTAAAATAGATACCTCTGATAAAGACAGTACATATGGGGAGGCTTAATTATGTCAGTACGACCACCTACTTCACAAAGAAAAACAGGACAATTTAGTTCTAGGGCTGAAAAAATAAAAGCTCTCAAAGAACGATCAAGGAAATTAAATCCTTTATCTCCTACCAGAAAAAAAATAATGCAGCAGATAAAAAAGTTAGAGGCAGCATCTAAACCAGTGCCTAAAAAATTTACATATACTGGAAAAAAAATAGGAGATAAGAAGACAAAAACAGGACAATTTAAAGAAAAAACTCCTAAAGTTAAAACTCCTCTCTTTAAATTAAAGGATGATCCAAGTAAAAGATTAAGAGAAAAAAGATTAGCTGAAGAAAAAGCTAACAGAGAAAAAGTTAGATTAGCTAAAGGAAGAAAGGCTTCTGAGAAATTACAAGATATTCCTCCTATTAAAAAAGTAGACAGAGGTAAACCCGGAAGAACTATAGGAAAGCAAGTAGGAAAAAGTAGAACAGCAGTAAAGGGAAAAGTTGATCCATTAGCTGTTAAAGATAAGTCTATGACTAAAAAGAAAATATCACCTGTAGATAAATCTCCTAAAACCTATGGAGGTAAATTTACTACTAAAACTAAACCAAAAATAGTAGCTGCTAAAAAGAAACCTAAGAATAGATTAGAGATACTTAAAGAGAGAAGTAAAACAACATCTACTCAAAAAACAGATTATATAAATCCTAGAGATCCAAAAAGACTAGAAAAAATACAAAAAAGAAAATTAGGTAGAACAGCAGTAAGTGATATGCTGAAGGCAAGGCAAGCAAAACCTACTAGTAAAGATATTACGTCTGGTAGAGATGCAGAGGCAAAGAGAAAGGCAGCTAAAGCTAAACAACAAGCAAGTCGTGCTAAAACACGTACTGGAACATTTAAAGATCTTTATAAAGGTCAAAAAGATAAAAGACCTGCTACAGCAGTATCTAAAGCTAGAACATTTAAAGATCCTTATAAAGATCAGAAAGATAGAAAACTTGGTACAGCAGTACCTGTAAGGAAAAAGGTAGTTAAAAAGGCAGTTAAACAGAAAGTTCCTTCTAAATTAATAACAACACCTAAAACTAAAACATTTACAGATCCTTATAAAGATCAGAAAGATAGAAAACTTGGTACAGCAGTACCTGTTAAAACACCTGTAAGTAAAGTAGTACCAAAAAAACCTATGGGTAAGGCTATGTCAGATAGACCTGAAGGCCGGAGTCAAAGAAAAGATTACGACCACTTTCTTAAAAGTAGAGGTGGTATAGAAGGATTTCAGTTTAATTTATTTGGTAAAAATAAAACAGTTGCAGAAGCAAGTAAAGCAGCTAAAGAAGCTTATGATGAAGAACAACGGGATCGTAAAAAAATATCACAACAGGATTTCTATCAGTACGGAGAAGGCCGAAGATCTCAACTTAAAAAAGGTGGTATGGTTAAAAGAAATAAAGGTGGGGCTGTAAGAGGCGTAGGTCAGGCTCTTAGAGGATTTGGTAATAATTCTAGATATTCTAATAAAATGTATTAGGGAGGATTAAGATGGCAGGAATGACAAGAGTGGGACTTTATCCAGCAGAAATGGCAAGGGCTGGTACAATGTCCGAAGAAGATCGTCTTCGTTATATGAAGAAGGGTGGTAAAATCGGAAAGAAAAAGAAAAAGAAACAAGGATATAAAGCCCGTAAAGATGAATCGATTGCGATGAGAGTCAAGAAGAAACGAACCAAGAAACAACTCAAGGCAAGTCGAGATGAATCCTACGGTAAGTGGGGTAAAGGTAAAGGTAAAGGAAAGATCAATCGTTCTGGAGATGCTTTAGTTGCTGCTCAATACGATTAATAAAGAACTTTATGAGAAGTCTGTACGAGAAGGTTTTGATGATTATTCATTAATAGATTATAGTATTCCTAAAGTTAATCGAGAAAACTATAAAACTTTTAATGAATATTTTCAAGATCTTTCTAATTATATTTATGTAAAATATAGGTATACTTATGGTAGTAAATATAAGAAAAATAAATGACCAATGAATGTATACATTGTGAGCATCCTTGTCACTGTGATATGATGTGTTCTTTTCATGATGGTGAAGATATGTGTAAATGTGATGAATGTAATTGCAGACCCTCCGATTGGGGAGAACCGACAATAGATATGGAGTAAAAATATGATCATGAATTTTAAACATTTAAGAGATGTAAAATTAAATTATATGAGACATTTAATATTTACATGGGTTGAAAGTATAAGAGGAACACTGGTCATGATTGGATTAATTATACATGGAGTATTTCCTTTTATTTTACCGAATATGTTTTCTTCTTATATAAAAGGGGCTGATATAAGAATTAAAAAGATAGGAACATAATGGCAGTATCAGGCACATATAATTTTAATCTGGATATAGATGAAGTAATCCAAGAAGCTATGGAAATGATTGGGGGTGAAGATACTCTTGGTCATGAGCCAGCTTCAGCCAGACGTTCTATCAATCTTATGTTAAGAGATTGGCAGAATAGGGGTATACTTCTCTGGACTACCAGTACTACGGCTGTAACAGTAGTTGCTTCGACTACTGCATACGATCTGGCAAGCAGTACGATTAATGCTCTTGAAGTTGTTATCAGTAGAGATAATACAGATGTTAAACTAACTCGTATTACTCCTGAAGAGTACTTGATTATTCCTGCCAAGACACAAACAGGTAAACCTAATCAGTATAGTGTTAGAAGGAAAAGAGATAATCCAGTAATGTCTGTATGGCCGATACCAGATAATTCTACAGATATTTTAAAAATAGAAATAGTTAAAGAAGTTGAAGATACAAATAAATCTGCTGATCAAAATGCAGATGTACCAAAAAGATTTTTACCAGCATTAACTTGTGGATTAGCTTACTATATGTCTATGAAAAGACCTCTGGTAGCCGACACAAAAATTGCTATGTTGAAAACAAACTATGAGGAAAAGTTAGGAAGAGCTATGGAAGAAGATAGAGAAAGAGCCAGTATCTATCTATTGCCTCGTCTAACTTTTTATAATTAATGGCTACACAAAGGAATGCTCTAGCTCAATGTGATATCTGTGGTTTTGTATATCCACATAGAGTAATGAGATTAAATAGTTATGGATTAGTGGTATGTCCACAGGATTTTGAAGGTCAATTTGATTTAAAAAATAACCCTCAAAATAAAGTACCAAGAGTAAAAGATAACCCTGCTATTAGAAATCCTAGACCTGATACAGGTGGTAGAGGAACTACATGGGATAAGACTGTTACATGGATAACAGTAAATCCTACAACTCTGGCAGAAACAAGACATACAACACAGTATGATGATGCTAACAAAAGTTGGGATGCAATATGACAGACTTAACAGGAAAATTAATATCAGATACCTATAAGCAGTTACTACAGATTAATGCCAGTACAACAAATACTGGAGTAAAAACTTCAATAACAAACGTACAATCAGGGGATGGAACAGCTAGTGCTTTAAATATTGGGACATCGGCAGTACAAGTTTCAGGTACTTTTAGAGTACATGGACATGCTAGTGTAAGTGGAAGTTTACTTGTAAGAGATAAAGTTTGTGCAAGTTCTTTTTTTGGAGATGGTTCTAATCTTACTGGTATTACAGCTTCTGTTGGTGGAGATATATCAGTCAGTCATGCTATAATAGGTGGAACCTTATCTGTAATAGGAAATGCAGTATTTGAATCTAATGTAACTGTAAGTGGTACATTTGATGTGGCAGGTAATACAAGTATAGGAGGAACATTAACAGCTACTGGTGCTACTCAATTAGGTTCTACCGTAACGGTAGTAGGTAAGGGAGTATTTGAGGGAGATGTTTCGGTTAGTGGAGATCTTGATGTAGCTACTAATGCTTCAGTAGGTGGAACATTGGCAGTAACAGGAGCTAGTACATTTACAGCTAAGTCAGAATTTAAGAATGATGTATCAGTAAGTGGAAGACTTGATGTAGCTACTTCTGCTTGTATTGGAGGTATTGCCAAGTTTAGAGATGATGTATCTGTAAGTGGAAATCTTAATGTAGTCGGAAATGTAACAGCTAATAAGTTTTATGGAGATGGCTCTGAACTAACAAATGTTGAAGCAGAACTAGGGATAGCTACAAATATTTCAGTATCGGGATTTATACATGCAGGTGGAAGTGTATCAGTATCTGGACCATTTAATGTTGTAGGAGCAGCTACATTTCAAAGTGGAGCTTCTGTAAGTAGTTTTGTAAATGTAAATGGTACTTTAACTGTAGCAGGAGCAACTTCTCTAGCATCTACTCTTAGTGTAGGAAGTGCAGCTAACTTTCTAAGTACAGTTACAATAGCAAGTCATGCTAGTATTGGAGGTAATTTAAGTGTAGGAGGAGCTACTAATCTAGGATCTACTGTTACTGTAGCTGGTGCAGCTATTTTTGAAGACAGTGTATCAGTTAGTGGTAATGTGGATATGGCAGGGAATGTCTCTGTAGGAGGAACTGCACAGATAACTGGTAATGCAAACTTCGATGGAGATGTATCTGTATCTGGTGATGTATCTATAGGTACTAATCTCTTTGTGGGTGGTACTGTAACGATTGTAGGTAATACAACTATGACAGGAGATCTAGGTGTAGGAGGTGCTGTAAGAGTTAGTACAAATGCTTCTGTAGGTGGTACTCTGGATGTAGGTGGTAATGTTTCTATAGGAGGAAATGTAACTGTTAAGGGAGATGTACATGTAAGTAGTAAAGTATGTGCTTCTGCTTTCTTTGGAGATGGTTCTAATATTACAAATGTTCCTATTGATATAACAGGAAATATATCTGTTAATAATGCTACAATTGGTGGAAATTTATTTGTAGGAGGAACAGTAACGGTAGCAGGAATTGGTATATTTGAAACTGATGTGTCTATTTCGGGAGATTTAGATGTAGCTACTAATGCTTCCATAGGTGGTACTTTTACTGCCACAGGGGCTGCTCAATTAGGATCTACAGTAACAGTTGTAGGTAAGGCTGTATTTGAAGGTGATGTATCAGTTAGTGGAGATATAGATGTGGCTACAAATGCATCTATAGGAGGTACTCTAACAGCTACAGGAGCTACTCAGTTAGGTTCAACAGTTACAGTAGTTGGTATTGCTATATTTGAAAGTGATGTTTCTGTATCTGGTGATCTTGATGTAGCTACTAATGTTTCAGTAGGAGGTACTTTCCAAGCAACAGGGAATGCAAACTTTGATGGTGATGTTTCTGTAAGTGGAGATGTTTCTATAGGAACTAATCTTTATGTTGGTGGTACAGTTACGATTGTAGGTAATACAACTCTAACAGGTAACTTTGCAGTAGGTGGTACTACTACTATAACAGGTAATTCAGGATTTTTAGGTACAATTAGAGTAAGTGGTAATACTTCTCTTGAAGGTCAGTTACAACTAACTGAGTCAGCAGCAGCAGCCGTACATACAACGGCTATTAATGGTATAACTTCTGTTTCTCTTAATTTTGGTACAGCACAAAACTTTCTGACTACGGTTACAGCAGCACATACAATGGCTAGACCTACTAATGCTAGAGTAGGTCAAGTAGGTAGTGTCTTCTTTGTACAGTCAGGAGGAAGTGGGACTCTAGCTTGGAATGCTGCTTGGAAGTTTCCAGCAGCTACAGATCCAACCTTTTCTACTTCTAATGGAGCCGTAGATAGACTTGATTATATTGTTGCTTCTATTTCAAGTGACAATACAGGTGAAAATATACAAGCAATTTTATCACAGGAATATGGATAATGGTTTTTCAAAATAATTTATTAATGGGTGCTGCTTCAACAACAGGAGGAACGACTGGTGGTCAACTTTGGACATGGGGCATGGGTTTTAATGGCCGGTTAGCAGATGGAACTACAACTAATAAGTCTTCCCCTGTTCAGGTTGGTTCTGATGAAGATTGGGTAAGTATTTCTACACATGGTTCTAATGGTATTGGGGGTGCTACGAGAACAGATGGTACTATTTGGGCATGGGGTAGAGGTCGTTATGGTGGATTGGGGCAGGGATCTGTAGAAAACAAATCCTCTCCCACACAAATTGGTTCTGATACGGATTGGTTCCAAATACAGCAAGGGAATGATACTAGTTATGGTTTAAAGACTGACGGAACATTATATTTTTGTGGAAGAAATGATAAGGGACAAGGCGCACAGGGTGATTCGGAGAATGTTTATTCTTCCATGACTCAAATCGGTTCCTTAACTGATTGGAAGGGAAGTGTAACGCAAGACGATATAAACGGTGGCTTTAATACTATGGCAATCGCCACTAATAGTGCATTTTTTATTAAATCGGATGGTACATTATGGACATGGGGTAATAACGCAACAGGACAACTAGGTCAAGGTGATGAAACTTCTCGTTCTTCACCTGTTCAAATTGGCTCAGATACAGACTGGAAATGGGTGAGTGCAACGTCTTATCATGTATTTGCAGAACGAACTGATGGTTCTATCTGGGGATGGGGGTATAATAAAGACGGTCAATTAGGTCTTGGAACTTCTGGATCTTTAAACAATAAAAGTTCCCCTGTACAACTAGGATCAATCACGGATTATAAACATTTTGGTGCTGGACATCTCACTACTACTCTCATAAAGGCTGACGGAACTCTTTGGCTATGTGGAGAAAATAGTTATGGCCAATTAGGTCTTGGAGACACAACAGACCGTTCTTCACCTGTTCAGGTTGGCTCTGATACGGATTGGCATAGATGTTTGCCGGGAGAATTCATGAATGGTGCTACTAAAACAGACGGTTCTATCTGGGTATGGGGGGGTAATGATTCTGGAAATTTAGGTATTGGAGACACAACAAACCGTTCTTCACCTGTTCAGATTGGTTCAGATACGGATTGGGGGAATAATAGGGGTGGTAGTGCTTATTCCAGTAATATTAGAGGACTTTGATAACATATGTATTTTTTAACAGGCTTTCCTCGTTCTGGTTCGACACTTTTAAAGTGTTTACTGAATCAACGCCCTGATACTTATGCAAGTAATACCAGTAATCTGTCTGATATGATAGAAGCATTTGATCATTTGTGGAAAACAAATTCAGCAAGTCCAGTAGGATCAACTGATGGTTTAAGTCAAGAAGAGTGTATTAAACTCCTACAGCATCAACGATATGCTAATATAGATAAACCTATAATTTTTGATAAATCTAGAGGATGGCCGAATATTATTGAGTTAATGAAAAAGGTACAGGATACAATAAAGATTGTAGCAACAGTACGTCCTGTTAATGAATGTATAGCTTCAGCAATGAAGATATTTAATCCCGATACTCTTCAAGGAAGTAAGGTAGATACTACATTAAAAATATGGTTAGAAACTATACTTGATACTTATACAAGCATAAGAATAAGTTATGAAAAATATCCCGATAACTTTTTGTTAATTGAGTATTCTGATTTAGTTAGCAACACTCAAGATCAAATGGATCGTATTTCTGATTTTATCGGTGTAAAGAAATTTGATCACGATCTTAATAATGTTCCTCCTTCTAATGAAGAAGATAGGATTTGGGGAATAAAAGATCTTCACAAAGTTCGATCAAAAGTACAGGCAGAGAAATATAATGCCCAAGAACTTATCGGTGATCATCTTTGGAAGCAGTATGAAGGTGGTGAGTTTTGGAACGATAAACCAGAGCCAAAAAGAGATAATTTATTAGACTTACAACTAGAGGCGGGGTTACGTGGAGATTTTAAAAAAGGTTGGGAAATTGCCCAACAATTGCAAAAGAAACAGCCAGACAATCACAGGGCTAATTTTAATCGTGGATGGTATTTGCTTCGTCAGGGGAAATTATTTGAAGGTCATAACCTTCTTGATTATGGAAGAATGAATAATGTTTTCGGTAATCGTCACATAGGAAGTGCTAAACCTATATGGAATGGTGAAGAAGGAACGGTTCTTTTAAATTTAGAAGGAGGTCTTGGTGATCAGATTAACAGTTACCGTTGGGCTTTTGATTTACAGGATCGTGGAAATCGTGTGGTAATTTCCTGTTCTTCAGAGATTGGTTCTATCTTTGCAAAAGATTTTATTGTTGTTGAAAGTAAGGCTGCTTGTAGTGTGTATCATGATTACTGGATTCCTTCGATGTCGGCTACTGTTCCTTTTAAATATGAGTATAAAGACTTAAAGGGAACTCCATATATTAAACGTACTGCTGATCCTATACCCGGAAGAATAGGTGTGAGATGGAGTGGTAATCCACAGTTTGAACACGAACAGCACAGATTTTTCCCTCCTGACTTAATGTTTGATGCTGTAAAAGGACATAATTGTATTTCTTTGCAAAGAGATAAAGATGCAGATTTAAGACCAACATGGATGAAACAAGCTCCTTTACAAAACTGGGAGATGACTAGAACAGCAATTAGTGAGTGTGAATTAGTAATAAGTTCGTGTACAAGTATAGCTCATCTTTCTGCTGCAATGGGAATAGAAACGTGGATCGTAGTTCCTGTTTTATCTTATTATCTGTGGGCATTACCGGGTAATAAATCACCCTATTATGATAGTGTTACGTTATTTAGACAGAAGGAGTATGGGTCTTGGGAACATCCATTTTCCGAAATTAAGGAGAAGTTAAAATGCAATACGCATATGTTGAAAATGGCAGCATAGGTTATATTGGAGAATTATCAAAAATATTTAAAGAAAGTAATAAGTTTCTAAAAACTCTTGAATGGTTTCCAGCAACTATAATTAAGGAATCCCCAGTTACTAGGAAAGCTAAAGAGAATGAAGTAACGTATATAGTAGAAACTTCAGATAAAGTTATTATTATTCAAAGAGTTTGTAAACAGGAGAAGACGAATGATCTATAAATATAAAACTACCCGTATATATCCGGGTAAGGGATGGAGGGACGATGAGGGGGTTCAGTATCCTAAAAACTGGAATATCTGGTCTGCTGATGAAAAAGCTGAGAGGGGTGTAACAGAGATTAAGGAAGATACTCCACCAGATGGCAGGTTATATGATTGGGAAATGGATGATAATGGAAAAGTCACATCTACTGCTAAGTCTATGTCCTTTCTTAAAGCAGACATAAAAAAACAAATTGATAGTAATCAACTTACACGTTTAAGTGAAAGTGATTGGGCTATTATTCGTAAGGCTGATAAAGGAACGGCTGTTCCAACAAACATTCAGACATGGCGTGATGCAATTCGTACTAAAGCTACAGAGATGGAAACTGCTGTTAATGCCTGTTCTAGTGTAGATGAAATAGCTGATTTATGGGTTGTACATAACGATGATGGTTCTGTTAAATCAGGTATTCTTTACGTATGGCCTGAATTGGAGGAGTAATGTTTAAAAAAATATTAATTTCTAGTATCTTACTTTTTTTTATTTCTGGATCTATCCATGCTCAAAAGAAAAAGCCTGAATTAATTTTAGGAACTATAATGACAACTTTACCTGCTCATTGTGCTACAACAAAAGAGATGGTAAAAGTATTTAAAAATGATCAAATAGTATTTACAGGAATTGTAGATCAATCTAATGTATTTAAAATATATTTAAAAAAGGAAGGGATTTGGACATCTATGCTTTCTAATGTATCAGGTATATCTTGTATTTATTTTTCAGGAATACCGGGAATGTTAGAATCTCCAAAATCTCTTAAAAAGAATACAAGATTAAGGATATGGGAGTAAGATAAATGGCTAGTTCATATACAACAAATCTACGTTTAACAAAACAAGGAGATGGAGACAATCCAAATACATGGGGTGATGTTCTCAATAATGTAATGAGCCTTGTTGATCAAGCTGTTGCTTCTTATACAACTGTTTCTATTGGATCTGCTGCTACCGTTACTCTTACAGAAAATCAGGGAAGTAGTGATCAATCCAGATCTGCTATCCTAGAATTTAAAGGAACAGTAGGAGGAGCTAATACTTCTATTATTGTTCTAATACCTAATTCACCTAAAACATATGTCATTAGAAATGTAGTCTCAGCTAATACAACAGCTACTGATGCAGTTGTTTTAAGAGTAGCAGGTAATACAGGAGTAACAGTAGGAAGTGGAAATGGTTATTATATAACAAATGGAACATCTGTCTTTTCTGTAATTGGTGATACAGGTACAGCAGCTTCTAGAAATGTAGGAGTTTGTGCTACAGAAATTCCAGATACTTCTCTTGCTGATATAAGATATGTTCCTACCTCTGTATCAAGTACGATTGTAGCTGATAAACATTTTACAGCTTCTGTTGTTTTTACCAGTACGGTAAGAATAGATGGAATACTTTCAGTATCAGGTCCAGTAAAATCATTTATTACGACACTTACAGATGCAGCTTCTATTGCAGTATCAATGAATACAGGTAATAACTTTTTAGTAACTCTGGGTGGTAATAGAACACTAGCTGCTCCTTCTAATGCTACGGCAGGACAAACAGGAAGTATCTATGTAATACAGGATGCTACTGGAGGAAGAACTCTTAGCTATAATGCTGTATGGAAATTTGTAAGTGGATCTGCACCTGCTGCTACTTCTACCAGTGGGGCAGCAGATATGATAGTCTATAATGCTAGAAGTGCTACTACAATTGATGCTGTAATGCTCAAAGATTTTAAGAGATAATAAATGACTTCTCAACTAGCAAAATTTGATTTTCAGCAAGGGTTTAATAGAGAAACTACCCAATATGCTGAAGAAGGCAAGTGGTTTGATGGGAACCGTGTCAGGTTTCGGGCTGGAAAACCAGAGAATACCAGAGGATATGAAACAAAAGTATCTACTGCATTTGATGGTTCTGCCAGAGATCTCGTAACATGGAGAGATAATAGCAATAAAAAGAGAGCTATCTTTGCTACACCAGATAAAGTTTATGAACATGATGGAGATCAAATAACAGATATAACTCCGATTGCAACTCTTGTTACATTAGCTAATGTATTTGGAACAACTGCTGGATCTACTAGGGTATGCTGTTCAGATGGTTCACATGGAAGAGAAGTAGGAGATTGGATTTTATTTACATCTGCTGCTACATTTGGAAGTAATGTAAGTATACAAGGAAATATATATCAAATTACTTCTGTTATAAATGTAAATTCATTTACAATATCTATTTCAAATGATGCAGGAGCTACTTCTACACAAGCAGGATCTGCAACCTTTAATTATTATATTGCTACAGGAGCTTCTGTAGCATCTCAAGGAGTAGGATATGGAGCTTCTGATTATAATGCAGCAGAGCCTACATCAGTGGGTCTTAGCAAGATTACAGCTACTGGTGGTTCTCCACTTGTCACTGTTTCTTGTGATGCTGCTCATGGTGGTGTTGCTAATGATTTTATCGTATTTCAAAATACTTCCATAGATTCCGTAGCAGCTACAATAGGAGGTAATTTAAATCTTACCAAGCCAGCAGCAGGAGGGCCACAATTTACAATTGTTTCAATAAATAGTACACAAGTAATTGTTAGTGCTGCTGCTAATGCAAGTGCAAGTGGAGATGTAACATCTTCTATTAATATGACTGCTTTAATTTATCCACAGACGGCAGGAGGGGGATCAGGAAGAGCATGGAATGAAGCAGCTTCAGCAGATTCTCTTGATCTTGCTCTTGATATAGCTCAATGGAGTATGGATCTGTGGGGTGAGAATGTATTGTTAAACCGAAGAGGAAGTAATATGTATTACTTTATTACCCAAGCTTCGACTTCTCCTGTAAGAGCTACAACAGTTACAACATCTCCTATTAGTGTAAACTCTTTGATTGTCTCTCCAAACGATAGACATGTTGTTGCATTGGGAGCTAATGAATTTAGTCCTACTGCTACTGTAAGTGGTACATTTAATCCTATGTTGGTTAGATGGTCAGATCAGGGAGACAGATCTAATTGGGTTCCTTCAGTAAGTTCTACAGCAGGGGAAGTTGTTCTTACAGATGGAACTAAGATAGTAGGAGCAGTACGATCAAAGAATGCTATTAATATATGGACAGATAACTCTTTATGGCTGATGGAATTTGCTGGTCCTCCTTTTACATTTAAGTTTCAACAGGCAGGAACAAACTGTGGAATGATAGGACCACATGCAGGTATAGATTATAATGGTATAACCTATTGGATGGGCTTTGATAACTTTTATGCCAATACAGGACAGGTAGAAGTACTGGATTGCACAGTAAGAAGGTTTGTCTTTGATAAACTTAATACAACTTATTATGATAAAGTTTATGCAGGAATTAATTCAGAGTTTAAAGAAATAATATGGTTATTTGTTTCTAATGATGCAACAGAATGTGACAGCTATGTAGTCTTTTCTCCTGAAGAAAATTATTGGGTATATGGAGATACATTCTTTACAACATTTAAAGATAGAGAAGTTTTTGGAAATACAATAACTACTGGAGCTACAACGACAGGAAACTTTTTATTTAATAATGAACCAGCAGATGTCTTTACAGGAGATGGTGCAACATTAACTTCTTTTGTAGAGTCTGCTGACTTTGATATAGATGATGGTAATGCTATCATGTTTATGAATAAGATAATACCAGACTTTGATTTAAGTACTGGTAAGATTAAATTACATCTTGTTTCTAAACAATATCCAGAAAGTAGTGAGTCTATTACAAAAGAGTTTGATATAACAAATACAACACAAAAGGTTAATCTTAGAGCTAGAGGAAGGCAAGCAAAGGTAAGGGTATCTTGTGACTCTAATAATGCTAGTTGGAGATGGGGATCTATCCGATTAGGAGTACAGGGAGATGGGGGAAGATAATGGCAAGATACCCAACTCTACCAATGTATCTAACAAACGAAGAAATTAAAACTATGTATAAGGAAGTTCAGAGATGGGGATCAATGTTGATTAATGAACTTGATAGTAGAGACTTAGAATTAAGGAATACACCATCTACCAATATTTTTAGTGTGGTAACAATAACAAGTATAGGTCGTCCCAGAAAGGGAGATATATCTTACTCAGCCAGTAGTGGTAAATTTAGAGGTTATGTTAGTGTTGGATCGGAAACATCTTGGCAGGATTTAAATTAATGAAAACAATGGCAGAACATTTTGGTATAGTAAACAATGAAACTTTATTTGGTATCTATAATAAAGGGATGGTAGTGCGAGATGATATGTATTCTATGCAACAAAAAATACCACAACAATTTGGGAATCAGCAGAAACTAGTGTATAATTATAACAATCAAAATAACTTTGATACCCAAGGTGATATTAGTAACTTTACATCTAGACAAATGGGGAATCAATATGAATAGAGGTGCTAATATACCAGTATTTCAGCCAGTACAGACTGTTCCTAATAAGGTACAAGGTGCTTTAGATCATAGGAAAATAGCTCAAACACCTAATCTTGGAGATGATTTAAGATATATAAAAGATCGAAGAGAACAAAATCCTTCGCAACAAGTAGCTGGTAATTTTATAGATGATGTAATTAAGGGATTACGTAGAGATAATCCTACAGATTTTATGACAAGAGGAATACGAGGAATACAAGATTTTCAACATAGGAATCGAGAGGATCTTCAAAGACCTAGAGAAGAAGTTGTAGAAGGAGAAGAAATTGTAGGAAGCATGTCACCTGATGAGAAAATAGAGCATGGTGAACAAGTAATAAAACTGATAGCAATGGAAAATTTACTTGGACGGGCTTTAGGACCAAATGCAGAAAAGGAAATAAGTAATGTTTCTAAAGATCTATTAGGTGTATCAACAGAAGATCCATCTATAATTGAAAAAATTCCATCAGCCCAAGGTGGTTTAATAGGCATGGCACTTGGAGGAAAATTTGAAGGCAGAGTTAGAGGAGATGGGCATGGTATGCAGGATAATGTCTTTATGCCTATAAAGGAAGAGGGAGAACAAGTAGCTACATTAGCAGTCAGTCCAAAGGAATACGTAGTTGATGCACACACTATGTCTGCTATTGGTAATGGTAATGCAGATAAAGGAGCAGATGTAATGGATAATGTAGTAGAACATATTAGAGAAAAAGCCTATGGCACAGACCAACAACCAAATCAAATAGATGGTCTTGCTGCTCTTAGGCCAATGATAGAAAGGGTATAAAGATGGGTTTTTTATCTTCATTATTTGGAACAAAAAGAAGTAGTTCACCAAGTTCAACTGTTGTTCAATCAAGTAAATTACCAGAAGAAATAGCTCCTTTTGTTAAGGAGATCCTTGGTGAGGCACAACAGTTATATAAAGGAGAATTAGCTAGAGGTTATCAACCATATACAGGTGCAACTATAGCTCCTTTGACTCCTGATCAAGAAGCTGCTCTGACAGGACTTGCAGGATTACCCGGAACTACAACACCTTTCCTTGAGAAGGCTACAGAAATTTATGAGACAGGTGGAGAAAGATTTACACCTGAGATTGCCGAAGAGTTTATGTCTCCGTATCAAAGAGCAGTAACTGACATTGAGAAGAGAGAAGCTCAAAGACAATTTGAAAGAAATATTATGCCTAGATTTGAGGCTGAAGCTGTAGGGGCTGGTGGTCTTACAGGTCTTGGTACAAGAGCAGGAGTAGAAGCAGCAGAACTTCAGAGAGGACAATCACAACTTCTATCTGATATAGAAGCTAAAGGATTGCAGAAAGCTTATGATGATGCCAGAAAAGGATTTGAACAACAAAAGCTTAGAGAACGAGGCATGGCAGCAGATCTGTCTGGACTAGGTACTCAGGCTTTAACAAGTAGAATATCAGAATTAGGAGCGCAAAAGGCAGCAGGAGAAGAGAGACAGGCATTAGGCCAATCTGCTTTGGATGAAGCTTATTATAAATTTTTAGAGAAACAGCAATTCCCTCAAGAAACATTAGCACAGTATTCAGGAACTGTTTATGGTAATCCTCTGGCTAAAACATTTGATACAACTGACGTTACAAGTAGGCCACAACCTAGTACAGGACAGTCTCTCTTAAGTCTAGGTCTTTCAGGTCTTGGTATGTTTGGTATGGGAAGAGGAAATATTTATGGGGGAGGTTTCCCTATTAGAACCGCAGGAGGTGGATCTATAGGAAGACTATCAGATAAAAATCTGGGTAAGTATATGAGAGAAGGTTCTGGTGCTATCTCTGCTGGTGATAGAGATCAATTAATGAGAATGTATAAGAGTGGTTTGTCTGGACTCCCTGTGATAAGAAGGCAAATGGGTTCAATAGGAACAGATCCTGAAGCTTTTGGAGAGCCTATTAATTGGAGAGAAGTTGATCGTACTATAGGAAAATATGCTGGTCCTCCTGCAAGATATATTAATAAAATACTTACAGACTTAGCAGGTGCGCCTGTTGATGTTGCAACTCAAGTATTAAATAAATTAGGAATAACTAGTATAGCTCCTTCACAAGCAATAGGAGGAAGTCAAAGTATTAAAAGAGGAATGAAAAATGTATTAGGATCAGAAGTACTTCCTCCTCCAACTACAGAAGAAATAATGGCTACTTCTTCTAGACAACCTGATTTAGAAGTTGATGTAACTACAATAGAAGGTGTTGAACCTCCCGGTACAGTACCTACAAAAGACGATATTTTGAAATTGAAAATGGAAGAAGCTAAACAAGATACAGATAAAGAAAAAAAAGTAGGAGTAGTTGAACAAGCAGATATGTTACTCACAGAACCTAAGAAACCAGATACTACTAAAAAGGATGACGTAAGTGGTTTTGGATTTATTAGTAGTATGATAGAAAATAATACTAAATTTCAAAAAATGATTGATGAAGGAATAACATCAGTAAACGACTTACAAGATCAATTAAAAGAGGCTATAGGTCAAGATAAGAAAACCAGAAAAGATTCCAGAACAAAAAGAAATGAACTTGCTTTCTGGAAAAGTTTACTTATAGCTGGAGAAGCTGTTGGTTCAGCAGATCCTTCTCAAGGTTTTCTAGCTGCTGCTGCTAAAGGTGCGTCTGCTGGAGGAAAATCTTTAGTAGAAGCACGTATGAAATTAGCAAAGGAAGCTGAAGGAGATGGTCAAAGAGCTATTGATGCAGCTAAAACTTTACTGGCTGTAGAGACTGCTGATATTAAATTACAACAAGCTGCATTAGGAGTAGAAGGAAATCTTCTTACAGCAATGGCGAATTGGACTAAGGCAAATAAAATAAAAACAAATCCACAAACATTAACTGCTGCTGTAAGATACATTAATGATACAGTTAATCAAACTTTTAAATCTGCTACTGATGCTAGAAAAGGAGAATTTAGAAAATTATTATCAGCACATGTATTAGCTAATATAAATAATAAAGAGGAGTGGGCTAAGTACAGTATACCGGGAAGAGATAGAGCCTTCTCAGGTAATCCTAATATATCAGCTACTGATGCAATTAACCAAGTAAAAAGAGGTTTAACTGTAAGCGATACAAACAAATAAGGATAACACTGTGGTAAAAACAGCAGCATATCAGTCGCAGTCTTATCAGGATACTCTTACTGAAATAGATGAGTACTTTGCTGGTCAGGGTATAGATAACCCGACTAAGGAAATGGTAGATATCTTTATTGAATATAAAGATTATGATCCTGAACAATTCAGACAGCAATATACAGAGTATGAAAAAGATATTGAGAGTGGAGGTGATGCTACTCAAGGTGGTACTTGGGTATCTAGAGTTCCGGGCAGGGCTGTAGGAGAACTTGCTAGAGGTATCTATGATGTAGGAGAAACTTTTCTTCCTGAAGGAGTAATGGAAACAGTTGATAGTACTATTGAAAGCATAGCAGAAGAAATGCCTGATTCTGTAAAAACAGAATTAACAGAATTCTTTGATCCTTTTCATGGAGATGGTCTTGGAGGAACTGTAGAATATGGAGCAGGTTATATAGCTCCTATGGTTGCTAGTGGCTTGGGGATAGTAAAGGGTATAACCTTGGGAGCTAAAGCTTTAAATATTCCTAAATTAGCTATACCATTAGCCAGAAAAGAATTTAGTGCAAAAGAATTAAAAAAATTAGAGTTGCCAAAAGAATGGACTAAACCTGCTTGGCCTTTAAAATCTTCACCTATTAAGCCAAAGGCTGGAAAATTAAAACTTGAACATTCTGCAAAAGAAATAAATTTAGGTAAACCAATAAAGTTAGCTACTGGTTATGCAGCAGGTGTTACTCTTGTTGAAGATCCAGAAGAAAATCTTGTTAATTATCTTGTAGAAACATTTCCAGAAACACTTGATTTCTTAGAACCTCTTGCCATTAATCCTGAAGACGAGAAATCGAAACAATATCTTGATGCTTTCCTAAATAATTTAATAGGATTGGAAGCTCCATTTGCTGCTTTTTATTTAAGGGCTGGCTCACCTACTGCTACAGCATTAGCTAAAGCTGCCAATCGTATGGAGAAATCAGCCTTGGTTAATTCTGAACATAAGGTATCTTCTCTTATGGATAAGATTAGAGTTCCTTTTAGAAACTTTACATCACGTAGAGGAACCGATGAAGATACTTTAGCATCCGTAATAAGAAATAGTCAAGCAGGTACATCAGCTTTAACTATTGTTAATGCTTTGAATAAAACTCTTAAAGAGAGTATGAAACAAACTTTTGGACGAGATGTAGGTCAACGTAATCTTGAACTTGTCAATAAAGCATTAGGTGGAGAGAAGAAAGCTCTTGATGAATTAGCTAAGACAGTTAATCCAAAGACAGGACAAGCTGATGTATTGAATACAGTTCAAGAAATGAGAACGATGATAGATGATTTGTCTGGAGATATATCAAAGAATTTAAATCCCGGTTCTTTACAAGCAACTATAGATAAGAACATAGGAGTTTATCTTAATAGATCTTATAGAGCTTTTGATGATCCTACATGGAAAGGCATAGATGAAATAGATCCTGCAACTCTTGAGAAAGCAAGACAATATTTACTTAAGAAACAAAAGATACCTCCTCAAGATGTAGAAGCTGTATTAAAATATCTTGCTGGTGGAATGAAAGATAAAGGAGCCATCAATTTTCAGAAGTATGATAAATTTTTAAACAAATTAGCAGAAGCTCAGATAAGAGGAACAAGTCCTCTCAGTGGTAAGAGAAATATAGCACCTCAAATTAGAAATTTATGGGGCCAATACAGAGATCCGTTTAAAAGTTTTGGAAATACTTTTGAAAAACTTTCAGTTATAAAAGCGGAACAACAATTTCTCAGAGAGATAGCCAGTAACTTAAAAAAAAGAGGGCTTGCCTCTACAGTAAAGGGAACAGGAGAAAGTTTAGAGAAGGTAGGACTAGATAGAATATCTAATCTGGGTAAGTTTGCTGCTGATAATATGGATAATCCATTGAAGGGTTTATATGCAGACAAAGCCTACACTGATATGATACAGAATGGGCTGGAAATTATGAAACCCAGTGGACCTATAATGAGACAGTGGATTAAAATGAAAGCTATGTCTCAAATATCTAAAACTGTTTTGTCTCCTGCCACACATGCTCGTAATGTTATGGGTAATAATATTATGCTGGTAGCTAATGGTATGTTACCTATTGGTAAGAATGCAGGTAAGTTTATATCTAATCGTGTTCTTAAACTGAATGATAGAAAATTTGCTGAAGAGGTAGCAGAACTACGAAGGCTTGGCGTTTTAGATAGTGATGTGAAGGCAGGTGTTATTAGATCAAATCTAGAAGATTGGGCTAAATTTGCCAATGAAGGTAGAAGTCATACAAGAATCGATAATATTTTAGAGAGAGCCAGAAGAGGAGCTAGAAAAAAGTTTGATCCTGTATTTCAATTATATAGAGATGAAGACAATCTATATAAAATGTTACACTTTAATAAAACAAAACAATATCTGAAGAAGGCTTATCCTAAGATATCTGAAAATGAATTGATGGAGTTAGCAGCTAGAAGAACTAGGGATCTAATGCCTAACTATAATCTGGTTAATAATGCTCTTAAGGGTTTAAGGAGATGGCCTGTTGGTGACTTCCTTTCTTTCCCTGCTGAGATGGTAAGAACAAGTAAAAATCTAGCTAAGTATACTATTAAGGATATTATGTCTGGTAATTCTACATTAAGAAATGCTGGTCTTAAAAGATTAGCAGGTATGTCTACTGTAGGACTAGGTGCAGATATAGCTGTAAATCAATCAATGAATGTATTTGGAATATCTGAAGATCAGAGGAAAGCTATCGATGAATCAGGACCAGATTATGAAAAGTTTGTTCCTAAAATTTTTACAAGTCCCATCAATAGAGATAAGAGTGACAGGATAGGTGTGGACTATATAAGTCTTGGTCCTATAGATCCATATGAGTATGTAAAGTTTTTTGCCAGAGCTGCTAACGAAGCTGTAGTAGGTGGACTTGATCCTGATAGGGATGTAGATTGGAATCAATTATCTATTGCTGCTTTTGATAAAGTTCTAGGTCCATTTGTTAGTCCATCTATGATTACAGAAGCTGCATTAAAATTATATAAAGGAGAATGGGATACGATGGCTCCCGGTTCAATGGAACAAGCACTAGGATATGCATTCGATCCCTTTAAGCCGGGGTTTTTTCCTCTTCTGGAAAAGAGAAGGCAATTTGAAAGAAGTAATGAAGCCAGAAAAGAAAGAGGATTAGGGCCAATAGGTAAGTATGGTAATACCTTAACAGAGAAACAAACAGATTTATTACCTAACCTTATTGGTTTAGGACAAAGAAGAAGAGACATAACATTTGGAATGTATAATAAATTATACAGACAAGGTAAAGCAGTTGAAGGAAGTAAGAGAGCTTTTCGTAACTCTCCTTCTTATAAAGATCAAACTTTAACAGGTCCAGAAAATGCTGAACAATTACTAGATGATTACACAACCTCTCAAGAATTTAAAATAAGAGAAGTTAAAAGATTAAAGAGATTAGTAGAAGCTTTTAATATATTAACTCCTGAAGGAGGAACACTATCTCAAGAAGATTTCTTTAGAGGAATTACTAAAGATGAACAAAAAGAAGATCCTTCTCAATTAATTGACTTACTATATAAAGTTATGTCTAATGAATTTGAACCTGATGACTTAACTGATAATGATATGTTATATCTTCGGACTCTAGGAAAAGATTTAGATTTAAATAAACTCTATCAGATACGTGATCAACTTATAAATACTAAAATATCGAGAGACTAATGCTGGAGCTTGGACCTAGAGAACTTCTGACTTTTGGAGTAGTAGTTACAGGAATAGCTACTACATGGGGAGTCCTGAAAGCTACGATTAAATCTATTACGGCAACTCTGGAGGATGTTAGAGAAGATGTAGCTGGTCTTAACCAACGGTTAGATAAGGTAGAGGCAAGACAAGCTGTTGCTCTGTCTTCTATTGATGTCATGGCAAAGGACATACTATCTCCCCAGATTCTGAAGGAAAGATCTGAAAGAGATGGAGCTATTGAAATGAGACTAACAGCTATGGAAAAAGATCTGGATCGGTTTCATCGAATGCATAATGGAACACATCCTAATACAACTAGAACAAAGGAAAAAGAATAATGTGGGAATACTTTTCTGTAGACGAACTTAAATGTAAAGGTACAGATGAATGTGAAATGGATGAAAGGTTTATGAAAAAGCTGGAAGCTCTTCGTCATGAGTTCAATGAACCAATGATTGTAAGTTCAGGTTATAGACATGAATCCTATAACCAAGTTATTGGAGGAGCTAAAAATTCTCCTCACCTCT